TGCTTGAACATTAGTTCCAATAACTAATCCAAGAGCAGTTCTAACCTGCGTTGGGGTTCTCGACGCCCATACACCAGCAACAGCTTGAATAATGTTATCAGTAGTTGGAGTTAAACCAGCGATTGTAGTTAGATCTGCATCAAGAGGCTGATAATTAGCATCATGATTATGACCAGCAGCAGCAAAAAATGTTGTACCTACAGCATCTACCCAATTAGCCCCATCAAACCTAAGAATATCCCCAGTATCAGCAGCTGTAATAATTACATCTGTTAGATCGTTTAGAGTAGATGCACCACCTCCCCCACCACCTGTACTATTAACCCAACTAGAACCGTTGTATTTAAGAATTTGATCAAGAACAGGAGCAGTAATTACAACATCTGAAAGGTTATCAAGACCCAAATTGATAGCTAGTCTAAAATCAGCACCTGTAATTGCTCTATCAAACTTACCTGTAATAGGATCACGAAGAACATAGATAAGGTCTGTAGGTAGAAGATCAGTGACAGGGGTCATCTGCCACAATGCTTTACTCATACTGCTCTCCCAATTCTAATGGAGTACCATCTCCCAGCAGTAATGGAGTACCTTTATCTGATCCTTCAGATAACAAAAGACAAGCAGGGGTAAGTTTCTTTTGTTTAGTTACAGATTGAGAAAAAGGAGCCCAAGGATTGTCACTCATTATTCCTTCTTATGGGGCCGATCGTCATACAAGGTAACCTTATCATCCTGCTTATTTCTAAACGTATAGGATGATTTATTATTCTTTACAATATGAACTACAAGATCCATAGCTTCATCTCGTGTTTCTTGATATCGTTTTTCTGATTCAATTCTTTGAATTAGTTCTTGACCTTCAAGATCAAGTAGAACGTTATTGTGTAGGGTATCTGAGCGTCGAATTCTTTCTAGTACTCTATCATCTAATTCCCATGCTTCAAATATCCTAGAAAGTTTACCGTTATTCAAACGTTCACAAATCAAAAAAGGAGCATCATTAATCTCAGCTACAGCTGGATCTAGACACAAAATTTCCAATCTAGGGTCATACTCCTTAATTCTCTCAGCAATATGTAAAGCATCTCTTTCTACAAGATGACCATCAACTGCAATCAGATCACCAACACCAGGGTCATACCAATTAGTCATTACTCTTCCTTTTCAGAACTAGAAAGGGGAGAGGAACCCTAAAGTCCCTCTCCCCTTCCTCCCGGTGCGGGATTTTATTAGGCAACAGCTTCGGTAATATTCGTCATCTTCCAGTGAGCTGAACGAACATGAGTTCCAAGCTGCCAATACTGCTTCAAAAGGGCTTCGAATGCATCGAAGTCATGAACCCACTTGAAAATGGATCCATCAGTATCTTCCCAGTACCATTCCTTGTCACGATAGATCGTGATTTCAGGCTCACAAAGACCAAACATATTCTTTGCGGGAGCATCACGATCTGCAACTACAGGAACTTCCTTACCGTAGTTGAATGCAAGGCCAATCAAACCACCACTGAATTCCTTTGGTTCATTATACCGGCGGAGAGAAGTCATCAAGTTGAAGTAACTACGACGAACGCCGAGTGAAGCAAAGATAGCAGTGCACTGCTTACCACTCTTACGATAAACATCATCACAACGAGCAATCATGGCAATTTCAGTGAGAGTAGTAGTAGTACCATCCTCAATTGCCTGCCAGTAACCAGTTGTAGATGCAATACCGTGAAGAGTTCCAGTTGAATCAACAATCTTATTCAAGCCATTGGGCTCGTTTGACCAGTTACCAGTACGGACGATGTAGTTACCGGAAACTCCAGTAACAGATGCCGAAAGAGTAACCAGAACTGCTGAATCAATCGAAACAACTGTAACCGCAGTACCACCAGCAACAGGAGTGCCAGCGTTAACTTGGTCAACAACCATTCCAACTTCAAGCTGATCAGTAGAATCAACTGTTTGCTGGGCAGCAGTTGCCGTAGCGGTTACCTTAGCGATAATACCAGTAGCGACGGCATTATCAATGTGACCATAAGCAATACGGTTCTCATCACGAGAAACATCCTGCTTCATTCCATCCATTTCCCGATCAAGTGCGCTAGCAAATGACTGGAAATTCTTTTCAGCCAATGCCATAACAGGACCGGTCATACGAACTCGACCATATCCATACTTCAACGTCTCTGTAGCTGCCGTATAACCTTGGCGACCAGCAGGAGCAAGCTGACTATTCTCACCTCGATATGAAATACCGTGGTTACGAGTATGGCGAACGGGAAAAACCACGTACTTACCACCAACGGCATCATCATGGACACCATCAGAAGTACGTTCAATTCGCTTTAGGGTAATTCTCTCGTTACTAAGCTGATCGTGAATATCAGGCTCGTAAACCTCTTTGAGAATACCGTTAACGGTAGTCATTGTTGCGGTCATTTATGATTCTCCTAAGATTGAGCCGCCTCTAGAGCAGCTGCGATAAAATCTTTTCTTCCTTGAGGGGTATTCATCTTAGTACGATCAACCTGACCGGCAGGAATTGAACCAGATCCACCAAATACAATTGGTGCTGGCTTCCGTTGACGGTTGTTGCCACTAATTCCTTCAACAAATTTCGAGTATTCTTGGAAAGCTTCGTCGGGACTCTTGCCTCTTGCGAGTCTAGTCAAGATCCATTCATCGTCGAAGTCGCCAAAGTGAGTATGCATCTGATCCAGTACAGAGTCAAGCATCTGATTTTCTTGAGCTTCCTGCTGTTGCGATACAAACCCTTGTGTCATTTCACGCAACTGAGCAAGTTCTGCCCTAGTTTGCTTGAATTCATTAAGGAATTCTGATGGAATTCCCTCATATTCTGGAAGTGGCGCTTGATTTCCACCTACAGGCTGTTGTTCTTCCTCTGGATCTTCCCACATATCACTTTCCTTTAAAGCTCGATGGATCTTCTTATACATTTCAACCGGATCTGTGTTCAACTGCGAGTATAGATACGCAGCATTGGCCAGCGTTTCTGGGTCCATACCGATATTCTTGTATGGAGCGTATTGCTGATGGATACCCTGGAATCGTTTTGTTACTTCACCATTCCAATTCTTAAGGTATTTTTCAACAATAGGACGATCAGCTTCTTCTACTCCATTTAGAAAACCAGCAGAAAGATCATCGTCATTACTCGGAGGTGGTTCTTCATTTTGTGGAAAACCACTAAACTCTAGCGGGCTCATTCATATCTCCTGTAGGTTGGTTACCATTGGGGCTTGCTTCCAACATAGCTTGCTCCGCAACTACACCTGCAACACGATCTTTATGCATACGGCAGTGTGCAACAAACGATGCTTTTGCTTCATCAGGAAGTAATTCAAACTCCTGAGACTTCATATAATTTTCATGCGCTTGAATATGAGCTTCGTCATTATCCCATTCGTTAATAGGAATGAGAACCTTACCCAATTGCCAATTCTCACGTTGTGCTTGACGAAGATCCAGTTGAGATTCATCATACATACGATTAGTTTCACTCATCTGTAGATATTTAAGACCTTGTTCAACAGGAATAAATTCATCTTTCATCATCTCAGTAATGAAAGCCTGTCTGGCAGCCCTTGAACGAGGCGCCATAGAACCAGCTTCTACTCTAAAATCTGTATTGCCCTTAAGATCAGCCGCCTTAAACATCATGCTTTCAAAAACAGAGTTTCTAGAAACAACCTTAATAAGTCTCTCTTCTTCCCAATATTGATCTACCAGAGACAAAGTTTGTTGTCCAATACATTGAACTGCTTCCTCAATTGAAGCGACTGCATAATACAAACGAGTATCATTCTCTTCTTGCAAATACGCAATTGCAGATGCAGCTTCAACTCCCGGTGGAGTTCTACCCTTTGTAATTTCATATTGTCCAGAAATATCATCTAGATCTTTCAGGGTACGCTCATCAAGACCTAGAACATATTGAGGAATATCTGGGTTATTCAATGGTACAGGTGGACCAAAACCAGGAGCTACTGAAATCATCAATCCTGGTTCACTTGTAACCTTATTAGGATCAATAGCTCCTTGAGTGTAGGTATATTGAGGCTTAGAAGTTCTATTCTTAGCCTCAATCATCTGAGAACGAGAACGATTGTATTCACGCTGCAAAGGAATCATGTCTTGAATAATAGATTCCCCATAGAACCTACCTGTAGGAATAGCATCTACCTTTGCATAAGGGTATTCTCCATGTTCGTATGGATAATCATTTTTAAGTGGCTTTTGAGTAATAGCCGCTAAAACATTATCCATACCACCCATATCCAACTGATTTTCTACTTGAGGTTCTGGAATACCCTCATACATATAGACCATAGTATCGTTGGACATAATAAACATTGCTCCATCTTTGAATTCTTTACATGGTTTAACCCAAAATTCTTTGACGTAGCATTGTTTCATTCCTTGTTCTTTAGGAGTTTTAATCCCCAAGGATGAGAAAAACTTCTGATCTAAATGAGATCCTGTAATATGTTCATCAGGATCTACCTCAACTCCATACTGTGTGAATAAAACTTCAGGATCTACTGTAGCTGCTTCACAAACAAATGGTTGAAGTTGAATATCTTCTTCTTGAAGATAAGGAACAAAAATATGAAAAGGAGACTTAGCCTTCCAACAAATCTTACCCATAAATCCCATAGAGTCAGGAGTGTTCTCTTCATAGTAAGTCTTAACAAATCCTGTTCCACAAACTGATGACCAGAAAACTGTCTGACGCCTTGTACGGTTAAAATAGTTAGAATGAATCAAATAATCAGAAACGTTCTCTGCCGCCCTTGCAGCAGCTACATCTCCTTCTTCAGTTGAATCAGGAACTACCCAAAATTGAGGTTCTTCCTTTGAGAGCTTAGTAATTTCACTTCTGATCGCTGGCTTGATTCTATTGATGGTAAGTCTTACTCGCCAGTTAGGAGCAGGTGGATCAATCATTTGTAAACTAGTTGTGTTACCAGTTGACTTTGGACTCCAAGCGATCCAATGTCGACCAAAATAAAAGGCCATGTTAGTATACCACTGTTTTTCAAATACAGCCCTAGCTTGCTGACAGGATTTAAATTTAGAATCCCATTTAGCAATCAATTTTCCTTCAGGACTGTTCGGTAGTGTCTTGATCGCCACTTAGAACCCCTAGTTCTTTAAAGATTTCCAGATCAATAGGATCAAACTCATATTCGGGTCCTGTATCCAAATTAACTTCTTGATCATCCTCTGCAACTGTTGCAGTTAATTCAGGGCGTTCTCCCGAAGAAAATTGTGGATTCGAGAGTTGCAGCAACAGGCGGCTCTGATTGAGACTCGTCTCCTGACACGACTGCAACAAGTTCATCAGATTCGTTTGACTCTCCATTAGATAGCCCATCGTTTGACGGATCGTTTGAAGTTCCGTCATTACTATCTGAATCTGTTCCTCGTTCATGTTCAGCCTCCCAGCGGGCAATTGCACGGGTAATATCATTTACCAAATTATTAGCACATTCACAACAAAAATAAATGATACCTTCCCACAACGGCTTAAAGTGTTCATCGGGAACATCTAAACCAGTATCAATAAAATAATCTTTCTGTTGTGATCCACATTGAATACAAACAAAGGGATGGATAGTAGGTTTATTAATACATTGCACCGGGCGTGTAGCAGCCATTACCACTCACTTCCTAAACATTCATCGAGTGCACCGGAATACACTTGGTTTCTAATTAAAAACGTAGGATCAAAATCACTTGCAACTTCAGAAACGCCCAAAATATTACCTACAGGCATATCAAATTCTTCTGGAAGTTGCGGACGACTAACAATGCCATACCTTAGAGCATCTAGCAAGTGGTCGTCTTTTTTGAGTGGAGTTTCCTTTGCGTTATTTCTAGCAGCGATTTTACTCGATGCAAATTTTGCCCAACGGTATCTTTGAAGCTCCCACAATAACCATTCGCAGCGAGGAGAGATAAAAGTAAGCTCTCGTCTAAAACGATGAGCTACTCTCATAATTCCACCATCTACGTTGTTAAGACCTAGACCAATATAGATCCCATGTTCAGCATATTCTGTATGAATAGATGTTCCTGTAATTGGATCCTTATTAGCAATTGATGGATCACCGACACAATATTGGGGTTGAGTCCTGAGAAACTTTCTACGCTCCAAGATAGCGGCTGCGTTTTCCATGACGAGTTTTCCACGTTGATAATATTCGTCATAAATAATGATTCTACCTTCTTCGTCATAAGCACCAAATAACCATGCTGTAGGATTAGTAAGGCCATGATCCATCATTTCAAAATGGCCCCACTTACGAAGAATAGTATTCCAACGATCTGTCTCTAGGATATCTTCTGTAAGAACGTTTTCAGCATGGAAGGAATCTTTGTAGACTAATCCCGTATGACTGATATAGGAACCGGTCTTTCTAGTTTCAATTTCATTATCACTCATACCTTGAAGTAACGTATCCATAACATCCATATCAATATAAATGTTATCGGCAGTATCTACTTCAAACACATCAATGGATAAGTTCTTCTTATTCTTCCATGGAGTATAGAGGCGATCGAAAGTCCAACTCATATCCTGTAGAGGAGTAACAGTAATGTAGTAACATCCTCCTGTATCAACAAGGCGAAGCAAACACTCATTAAAGATATTCTCAGGCGGTTCCTCGTCAAACCAAACAGCATGACGAGAAGTTCCTGCAAATTTCTGCTCATCCTGATCATAGGACATAAACTCCAAGAATGAACCATTTGCTATAGTTAGAGTTCTAAGACTCTTTGAGTAGGAATCTTCCCACGAACCGTTAATCAATTCAGATGGAGGAAGCCATTTTTGAATTTCAGGCTTTAGAATCTTTTCAACACCTTGATCGAAATCGACTCCAACTGCTCTGAGTCTAACTGGAGGTTGTGGAACATCTTGATAAGGATGTTTTCCAGTCAGTCGCATTACAGTTTCAGTAGCACCACCTACAGTCTTACCCGATCTGTTTCCCCCGATGTAAAGTCGTCCGATCTTATTAGACTTATGAAAGTCTCTCTGAGAGTCCATTGGCTTGTAGGCATGGATCGTCGGAGCTTGAACCGTTTGCCTTAGATTGGTTACTAACGAATT